AGCGTATATTGGCTGTGTGGCTTCGTCTGATACACCCAATGCCAAACAGCATAACTCAATCCCCTTCTATTTTTTTTGATTGATCTGAAAGCTCAAGATAGTCCATCATCGCTTGAGTAAGTATTTTTAATTGTATCTCATACTCATACTTCTTTAACGATGTATCTGGACTTGTGAAGGCTATTTCTGCGACTCTACCAAGCAAGGAATTGAAGTCCCTTTGCTTAACATTATCAGTTCCATTTTTATAAACATCAGCAAACTCGCCTTGTATCTCTAACTTCTCACGATAACTGATATTCTTTACTTGAACCTCAAGATCATCAACTACTACTTTCATTACGCTCCCCTTTATTTAACAGGCTATTTCAAATAAATCAGCCGATCCAGAACCTATTGCCTTAACTGATACATCTAGCATCATGGAAGAACCTTCGTTAAAAGATACTTCTGTTATGATTGATTTTGGAAACTTAAATCCAAAATATTCATTTGCTAATGATGCTTGATGATTCATTAATGTAGCTCCAGTTGTAGCTCCAGCTGCTTGTGTTGTATTAAACCTTTCAAACATATCTAAAAAGTTATTATCATACAAAACACTAAAAGATGCTGTTGCAGATATTTCACCAGATCGTATTGCTTGTTCATATCCTGTTGATGCTATACCAGAGAAAGTAAGTGGATTATCAACAGTTAATGAAAATGAACTGATTACACCATTTGCAACTCCAGCTATAATACGATCATCAGCATCCCAACCAGACATGAAATAATCATTAGCTGTTATTGCTGTATCTACTGCTACATCTGTTGCTGTTAATTCACCAGAGGCTACTTTAGTTCCAGATTGAAATGTTGCAGAAAATTTAACTCTACCACCTTCAGTTCCAGCATCACCACTTAATGTAAGATTTGTAATAAAGCAATCTTTAAAAACAAGATCACTATTACTTGCTGCCGATTTCATTATAACTGATAAAGCCTTACTACCAGAAGTATCACCTCCAGCTTTAAACGATGAAGTTGCAACATTAGTTGCGATTGCATAAGGTACTGAACCATCTAATGTAAGATGAGATAACATCAAATCGAGAGCTGCTGTTGTAGCTGTGCCACTTACAGAAATCTCCTTAACTGATGCTATAGTATCTTGAAAGAAGTTTGATTCAAGTAATACTCTTGATCCACTTCTTACGTCTAATGTTTGATTAATTCCTAATGTTGGTGATCCGATACTATCAACATCTAAAGCTATATAAGCATTTACACCAGATTGAGATTGATCAGCACCATTTATAGTACCATATGCATCTTGTGCAGCTATTAGAAATTGAAAGAGTTTAGGATCATACGCTGTTCCAGAAATAGCCATCTATTTACTCTCCGATTTTTTGATTTGTTTCACTAATTCCCTTGCATCTGGATGAATTTTATCAACCTCAACAACTTTACCAGAATTAATTTCTTTAATTAAATTTTCATCATAGCCAGATTTACAAAAACACATTCCAGATTTCTCTGGTAACTGGCAATCTTTTTTTATTTTTATTTTCATACAGCCTCTAAACTAATTAATGTTAATACAACTATGGCTCTCATTTTTGGCTCTTCCTCGTCTTTTTCGTAAGTAATTGAAGTTACCCTAGCCCCATAATAATCTGTACCATCTAGCACATTTTGATCTGGTGCAAATAATCTTTTTAAATGCTCTGCAATATTAGATACTTGCTTGAAATGTTTAGCATTTATCAATCCACCACTATTTAATTCATAAGTAAGATTAATTGTATATTCTCTTTCTTGCCCAGATGAAAACATATTTAACAAAGTATCTTCTGCGACTTCGATAAGAATAGAACCAGAGCCTCTATGCTGATCCATATAAACAGGAACAGCTAACTCTCCACCAATCGTCTTTCTTAAATTCTTTATAATCTTATCGTAAATTACATTTGTATAATCAATAGGCATTATAGTCTCCCAACAAATCCATATTTAATTGGTTGTACTCTGGTAGATACTTCTGGATTGCACTCTAGTTCCCATTGATCTGATGTAGTGTAAACACCTTCAGAGAATAAAACTTCCATTCCATTACTAGCAACATCCCAGTTTCCAGTAAGAGTTTCACCATCAACATCTTTTACTCTTTTTAATCCACTATCATCGCCACTATATACATCATAGGTTATTGAGGATGCACTTCCATAGGTTAGTGTACCACCATTAGTAATAATAATCTTTAAGCGATCCCAAGAATATGGTCTACCTTTAACATCCAGAATCCTTCCAGTGGTATTAGCATTTAAACTTATTTCTCTAACAATTCCAACTTGTTTCTGTGATGTTTCATCTTGCTCTAAAACATACTCACCTCTTCTAACCTTATCTAAATCGCCAGTACCTTCATCATTAGTTACTCTAGCTTTTAGTTCATTAGCCTTTGCTAGATCATAAGGTGCGATAAGATAATAACAGGCTAAAGCTGCTGTATTAATTACAATAATTTCTGGAAAGGCATTTGCCATCGCTGAATCTTTTTGCTTGTAAATAGGAACGCCAACCATTGACCTTACCATATCACTCGCTCTTTTTATTGCATTGGATATATGTGTACTGAAATCACTACCACTTTCGACAATAGAACTATTTAATGTAGCATGTGATCCACCTTGCTGATATAGTTCTAGGAGATCAGTTGCAGCAGTATATCTATACTCATTATTAGCATTAGGTGCATCAGATACCAATGTCATCTCTTCACCATCTAGAAATAGCTGATCTATTGTTCCAGAATCATATAGATTAAATAGATGAGATGTTGCAGAGGCTACCCAGTTTGATGATAATATTCTTTTAGAATCATACTGATCTATCTCTGGTACAATAAACCTTAAATCATCTGCTTCACAATATTGAAATTCACTCATGCTTCATATCCCTCAAATTCTATAATCTCTAATTGACTACAATTCTTTAACAATGCTAATATTTCTGCCACTTCGCCCATAGTTCTACCAGACATATCAACAAGATCAATAATGTTTATATCTCTAGCCTGTTGAATAGCTTTATTTATAGAGATAAAATCATTTGATGCATCTACTTCATTCTCTAAAGCCTTATGAAATTTATTTTTCATTTTCTCTTCCTTGGTTTATATGGACATTTTTTCATCTGGTCGATTCTATTATCACCTTTAGCTATACCACAATAAAAAACATTATCTGATGTACCACAGAAGGCACATGGTTTTTCTTTTATAGGGCAAGGTAAGAACATTAATCAATTAACTCAAAGTGAACAAGATCATCGAAGTTATTATCTTTGGTAGTTCTTTGACCTTCATATAGACTTGAAGAACTCCAATCTCCACCCCATCTAACATTGATACCCATTTGGGAAGCAATCCCTAAAACAAATCCACCTAGCATATGAAAATCATCTCTAGCATCCCAATCAATAGGATATGGCGATATATCAACTGCCAATCCTTGGACATGCTTTCCAAATTTTGTTTTAGATTTGCCCTCTTTAACTAGCTGGTCTTGCCTTTCTTGGCTTCTTAAACCTTCAATAATTGTAATATCAAAGTATTTAACCACTTCGTTTAAGACTTCAACCAACCGAGGATCAACACCCTCTAATCTTTTTAATGATCTTTTACCAAACTTTGGCATTATTTCTTTTTCCTAGTTCTTGTTATTACTTTTCTCTTTCTTGGTCTGCCTCTTTTAGAGCCATATGTATTTTTGCCTTTTGGCATACTACCTCCTTACCATTTTACTTTATTTGCCCAGTAAGCTCCAGACATCTTGCCTTTTGCTATGTTTTTAGCGTGTCTAGCTTTGAATGATCTTCTCTTTGCTTTCATGGTTACACTATCAGACTTTTTAGGCTTACCAGAAGTTGCTGCACCTTGTTGTCCAAATCTTATTAGCTTTGTTTTAGTTCCTTCTTTAGCCAATACAACATGGCTTTTTGTACGATGCTTTGGTGTTCTTTTTGGCTTGTTATAGCCTTTAAGTCCATACCTTATTAATCGTGCATCTTTAGCCACTACAAACCAGATACAAATACTTTTATTTTAGCTACTATCTTATCATCTTCTTTAGAAGGTGTTACCTTTGCGATAAGCTCTAATACTTTAATAATAAAGCCTTTTACGCCATACTTTTTTACTTGTCCTTTAATGTATCTTTTAATCATTACTTATCCTTCTTCACTATTTTAGTTAATCCTTGAAATACAACATCTAGCAAAATATCATCCTTATCACTTGGAGACATCTTCACAATCTTTTCTAATACCATAAATCCCAATAAAACCCATTCCCAATTAAGAGTTAGCCATTCCATTATATAAACCTCATTAGTATGTTTACCATTATTGGAAAAGTAACCAAAGCAACTCCACCCCATACCTGAACTTTTGCGATGTCTGTTTCATGTCGATCTACTTTACCATTAAGTTTTTCTAGATGTTTCTCTATTCTGTTTAAGCTAGAATAGATATTCCTTAATCTTTCATCATGTCTTATTAGATGTGTTTTTAAATCGCCATTATCCATCATCTACCACCATTTCCATTCATCCTAGACATAATACCATCCATCCTTGATAGTTGTTTTTCTAGATCAGATATAGCTTCCATAGTCTGCTCATATCTTCTATCTCTTACAGCATCAGATTCGTTCCATCTGCTAATTAATTTCAATAAAATTGATTCACTATTGGCTATATTTTCGCTTTGTCCCTTGTTCTCTACTTCTAAATTTTTCAAAGACTCTTGCTGCTTTTCTGATTTTTTAGAGAGGCTCATAACAAGATAAACAAGTAATGCTCCACACACACCTATCATCCCAGCTTCTCCATATATTGCCATCATATCCATTTATTTCTTTTTCCTCTTTTTACCCCAGCTTAAAGGATTAATATTAAACTCTTTTTCATAGAATGATATTTTTTCTTCTAGTTCTTTTCTTTTCAACTGCTCTTCATGTATATGCTTATCAAGTAGACTTCCAATCTGTAAAGTAGCTTCATCCAGTTTTCTTTCAACATCTTCAAGCCTGTCCAGTAATTGGTATCCACTCCAACCCAATGCACCAGCAAAGACACAAAGCCTTGCGAAATAGCCCAGATTGAGACTAATAACAGCATTATCATCCACGATATTACTTGAAATGCTACGAGCAGTCTTGATTCCACTCATCGCCTCTTTACTATTTCCCACCTACTATGAGTAAAACACCACATATCCTTATTGAATCGCACATGATCTGAAAAAAAATGTGAGGTAGAATCTTGATCTACCACCTCAACAAATGTATACATAGAATCTTCTGCACTTAATTCAAAACTACCAACCGACCAACCACTTGTACAGCTACTTAACATAAGTATACTGAACAGGGATATTATAACTTGTACTAACAACTTTAAAATCTCCATTTTTTAATTTATTAATAGTTTTATTCACCAACTTCCCATGCTGATGAATCTTCAATGTACGCTTTAACTTCTTCATTTGTATATGCTGTTACTCCACTTGCCAATGCATTTAATTCTGCTAATGTCCAATCACCTTTTATCACAAATTCTGAATCATCTGCACTAATTCTTTGAGCAAAGTAGTGAGGATGTCTTGCAATTAAATCGGATACTTTTGCCTCGTGATCTGTGGTAACATCAACAACATCTTCCATGTAAGTATAAGACTCACTTACTGTTGGATGTCCATTCTCTAAAATATGCTCTCCTATGGCGTGAATTAAGTCTGCCTTTGTTCCACTTCCACTTATAGAATGTGTGGTCATAAAGGATTCAATATCAGCCTTTAAATCATCTTCTGTTGGTAGTTCTACTTGTACATCACGAGTACCAGTTTTTTCTACTTCTTTGTAGGTGAATGTCTGCCAATCATAACGATCTGTAATGCGTAAATCTAAACCTTGTGATGTATTTGGTATAACTAAATAATGTGTGTATTGCCCTTTCATATTAATCCTTAATTAGAGTGTGCTGATTTTCCATTGTTGTAATTTTTTAAGATTTCTGCATTAGATAAAACTTTATCATATATTCTTATTTCGTCCAACGATCCTTTTAAATAAGAACTACCATTAATTGTACCAATTTGTAAATTATTGGCAGTAGTATTAAGAGATGTATATGTACCACTTGAAGAAGGTGCATTAGATTGCTCTGCCGAATCCCAAAAGATATTAATATTATCACGGTTACCAGAGCCATCATAAGTAACACATAGGTGATGCCATCCAGCAGAAGTAACGGAAGAGACTTCTTGCTTTATAAAACCACCTCCACTCCCTTTTAAAAACACCTCTATTCGACCACTACTTAACAGCCTTATATAAAAGCATTCTCCAGAGTTGCCTATAACTCCATTCAATGCAGTTAGGTCATTTATTTTAACCCAAACCTCAACAGAGAAAGGTACGTTTTGACCACCCTTAAAAGGATACGCTTCTGATTTCCCAACATCTATATATTCTGCACCTTTTAATCTGATACCACTTGATATTGAGTCTGTATCTGTTAGGTAATATCCTTGTGAGTCTCTGCCTTCATTTAGTCTTTCTGGAACTATGATTGATGCTGGTGATCCAGATACTGTACCATTGTTAGAGTTTGTACTTCTATCTAACCAAGTAGTAACACCATCATTTCTCCAGTATCCAACTAAATCATCTGCACTTGCATAATTACCACTATCAGTTGTTGGTAGTAAAGGTAATCCAGAATTGTACAAGGCTGTGACTTCATTGGCTGTTAAAGCTGAACCCCAGATAGCTAAATCATTTAATAATCCATCAAAAGTTGTAACGCCATCATTTCGATTTCCTAAAATTAAATTAGAAGTTGCATCAGAAACATAAGTACCAGAAGGTGAAATTGTTTCAGTTAAACTAACAGCAGAACCATTAAGATATATAATTGGATCAGTTGTTGGATTATCGCTATCATATGTTACTAATATATGAGTCCAATTATTTAAAGATACACTTCTTGGTGTTTCCCATCTTGCTGCTCCACCAGATAAGGTTACAGCAAACTGAACTTTTACACTTCCAGAGCTTTCACTAATAACTTGGAAAGTATATTTACCTTTATCAAAAGCCTGTCCAGCATTATTTTGTCCATCACTTTTTGGATTAATCCAAGCAGAGAGAGTACCACCACCTGTAAATATATTATTTAAAGCAGAAGGTGTTCCAACTGTAACTTTATCATCAGCACCATCAAACACCATAGGATTATTACTTCTGACTAATGGATGTTGAAAGGCATACTCTTGTCCAGTTGCCCAAGTGATTCCACTTCCTGTACCATGATTCTGGTTACCAGAGCCATCTAATATTGCAGTTCCAGAACCTTCTTGCATTGGCATATCCAACTTTAATGCTGATGAAGCTATACCAGTAGGTAAAGTTAATTCTGGCTTTGTGTATAATTCTCTTACTTGATCTTGAGTTAAGACTGTGTTAAAGATTTGTACATTGTTTATTTTACCATCACCATATGTAGTATTAGCTCTTCCTATATAAGCATCTGCTCCTTTATCTTTCATAGCACCATAAGTTCCAGCACCAGCAAGTGTTAAAGATTGAGCCGATCCATTTATATATAACGCTATCCCTTGATTTGCACTTGTTCCACCTCTTCCATCATATGTAACTACACAATGAGTCCATTTGCCTTGAAATGAAGTTAAAGCGTCTGTTCTTGCTGATTCATAAGTAGAATTAGAATCATCATAGATTTCTAATCTTAATTGATCTGAACCATTAAACATCCAAGAATATTCAGCAGTTGAGTTATAAACACCTTTAGCAATAATTGGAAAATCTGAAAGATCATCAGCATTAACCCAAGCTGAAAAAGTAAATGGAAAATCATTCGTATCATCACCAAAAGATAAATCAGCATCATCACCTAAATTTATATAATCATTAACACCATCAAAGCTAACTGCATTACCACCATAGATTTCTCCATAGTTTACTACTGTATCAGATGCTTTATCTTGGATTCTTGGTAAGAAAGGAGAACTGGCAGAATAGGCATCTGTTAAAAAGGTTGCACCATTGTTTGTACCATTATTTGTTCCTGTACTATCATTAGCATCTGCACTTAAATTATACCAACTAACAAGGTTAGTTAATTCAGTACCTTTTAAATCTGTATATTGTCCTTTCCAGTAAATACTTTCTATTTCACTTGCAGATAAAACTCTTTCCCAAAATCCTAAAGAACTAATAGATCCATTTATTGTAGCGAAATTATTCTTACCTACCCATACCTCTTGATTGTAATATGTTATTGTAGCTGTATTAGTTGCAGATTTTTTCAGTAATCCATTTATATATAATTTTTGAGAGCCATTAGTGTTACTTACTGCAATATGAGTCCAAACATTAACTGGTATTGATTCAGATGTTACTACTTCAAAATTTGATCCATTATTATTAAGCCTCATACTCAAGAAGCTATCAGTTGCTACTGATAACACACTTAAAGCGTAATAAGGACTTGCATGAGATGTAAAATCATATGAAAAAATTGGATTCCAACCATTATCTGATATTTTAACCCATGCTGAAATAGTAAAATTCTGTTTATTAAATTTTCCTGTTCCATCACTTGCTAACTGAATATAATCACCAGTACCATCAAAAGAGGTAGCACCAGATAGGAGTAGTTCTGGATCGTTTCTTCTAGCATTAAAAAACAGCTTTAAATCATCCCATGTTAATCCAAGNACATCTTTCCATCTTTTTATCAATGATCCAGATGTTCCCCATAGCTTACCAAGTCTGGTATTTAAACTGTTACCACCTTCACCATAAGCATAATTACGCCATAAGGTATTCAATGAATTACCTTCAGCACCTTGCTGCTTTAAAAAATCTTTTAAATTATTATTGAGGCTTCCACCAGTATCATCATTATCGTAGTATTCTTTTGCTTTATTATTTATTGAATCTGCCATATTTCCTCAAAGATTAGTAAGGGGAGAGAACCGAAATCCTCTCCCCATGTTTTCGTAGTTAGTTAAGCAATCACCTGTGATAAGACTTCTACGCCCCATCCATCAATGATCTCTGTAACTCCCCAGAAACCAGAACCAATGATATTATCACGAAGATATGAACCTTCACGATATACCTCTGTTCTGATCATTTCACCAGCATAACCCATACCCAATGCACCCGGTACGAATACTCCACCTTTAACAGATGAGGCAGTTCCAGAAGAACCACCATCGTTATCAGTTACAGTAAACTCGGATGATGAGTGCATACTTATACCAGCTATCTGACTAACAAAGCCATTTCTAGCACCTTCTTCCTGTACTCCAGAACCAGCGAACTGTGCTGCTGTTACTAGGTCATTATGAACTCCATAAGTTCCCCAGATTTGTCTTGGATCAAGAACAGCACTCGGCTGACCTATAGCTGCATTTTGCTTTAGAGAAGATAATGCATCAAATAGATTATCAACTGTCAAAGCTGCATTATTAGCTCCAACTGCATTTGAGAATGAATCGAAAAGAGAATTTAGCAATCCATCTGCCTTGGCTGACATACTATTTCCGATTAATGCACCAACATTAGAGGCAATATCATCAGCATTAGATAATTTTGCTTCATCATATATTGGAACCATTACAGAATACATATCAAGAGTTGCTGTCTTTTTATCTGTGTTTAAACTCGTTGAAGGTGTCACAGTATTTTCAGCAGTAGCTACAACATCACCACTTGTTAGTGTATTAGTACCACTATTATATGCTATGAATGTTACTTGATCTGCCTTATCATGTCCTTTAAGAGTTACTAGAGGCATAGTTACCCCAGCCTCGCTAAATTTGACGATTGCTTCAGCTTCGATCTGTTCGATCAAGCCACCAGCGAATAGTCCTGAATCTCCAGCTGCCATTATGTTTCATCCTTTTGTCCAAATATAGCATCCCAACGATCTTGAGATATATGACCAAAGGTACTGATTAAATCTTTACATTGAGGCACTTTCTCCTGTCCAACACAAATCCTAAACCCATCTTCATAAGGTATCTTTTCACCCTTACTTACATAGATATGTTCACCATCTTTAGATATTGCAGATGATACACCACCAGTATTCATACCAGTAGTTGGATTNTTGTTAATTGAATNTAGATGTAAACGCTTCTTTGATCTTCGCATAACTTGATTTATCCAGCTTTCCTCTTGCCACATCTCTAGCTGCATCTGTCAATGTTTCATACCCTTGATAGCCAGCAGATGTTGATGTGTCCACATTAGGAACATTTATTGTTTTGTTAATTAATTTATTGTGAACTACTTTTAATTGTTGGTAGCTCATGTCCTTAAAAGTTTCTCTATCTTCTTCAGAGAACTCCATTAGCATCTTATCTTTGTTAGCAGTTTCTTGCATTTTAAAAGATTCTAGTTCTGGCTTAACTCTATCAAGTTCTGATCTGGATTCCTCATACAAGGTTTTCCATTCTTCATTTTTAGATAGTTGTGCCTTTCTTTCCTCTTCCATCTTGCCTTTCAGTTCTGCCAATTCAGACTCTGCTTTTTGCAACCTTTCTTTTTTTGCCATTACTTCTTGCAATAATCCACTATCTTGGTTGCTTGATACTGAATCACTCTGGCTGTTAGTAGCCAACTCTTGTACGCTATCTTGTACTGTGTTCTCGCTCATTATCTTGAGTCCTTTCGTTATTTACCGATTTTAAGGTTAATTGGTTTGCTTGTTGCTTCTTTTGCATTTCTAGCAATAGCAAGATCAACCTCTTTGAAAATAAATCTTTCTATTTTATTTGTAACAGGCTTTGTTTTACTTGTTACAGATCTGCCCATATCATCATTCCATTGAATCTTTTGTGCATTTGTACCAGACCAACCAATAATAACATTATCTCTTGAAAATCCTCTGGTCTGTAAGTTTCTCATCATATCACCAGTAAGTTGTAGATCAACCTTTGATGATGTAGATGATTGTCTCTTAAACTTACCAGATGCCTTTCTAGCCCTGTAACTTGTTGAATATGGAGAGAATCCTTTTCCATTGACATCTTTGCCACCTTTAGTAGTATGCACTCGTATTCGGTCTGCTGTTTCATCGCCCAACTTCTTCCAGAATTGCTTGGTAAAGGTTGGTATATCTTTTAATTTTTTAGCCACGCTGTTCTAACTGCTGTTGAGGTGTTAATGGTGTTCTTTTAAATCCACCTTTTTTATCAATAAATCCTTTGGCTTCTTTCGGATCAGTAAGCTTTTTAGATACTGATGTTTCTCTTGCCCATCTATGTCTACAATTAAAGCCACCACCATCGCTAAATGCTCCAGGATATTGGCTATCA